GTGATAGTGTGATCAATACCTATTTAGTCTAATCTCATTAGTAACACAATATGCCGGGTGCTCTACTTCAATTGGTGGCGATTGGAGCCCAGAATGAACTTGTGAACGGAAATCCGTCGATGACGCATTTTCGAGCAGTGTACCGGCGACACACGAACTTTGCCATGGAGGCAATCCGAATGACGTTTACGAGCTCAAACTTGGAGTTTGCTCAGACCACTACACGGACGATTTCGTGTCGGATTGACCGGTATGCACAGTTGCTTCATGACACCTATCTGGTGTTGACCCTTCCAGATATCTGGTCTCCGCTTCACTATCTTGGTGCGGGCGTATCCCCTCCTGCTGGCTACGACCAGCGCTCGAACTCTATTGGCTACGAGTTTCAGTGGATTGACAACATTGGTTACAATTTGATCGACCGCGTGGAAATCACAGCAAACGGACAGCTACTGCAGAGATTTACGGGGGAGTGGCTCAAGTTTTACTCGTACCTGACGCATGACCCTAACAAGCGGAAGATTGTAGATGAAATGGTTGGACACGTGGCCGCACTCAATGATCCAGCAAATGCGTATGATCGTCTGGGACAGTATCCTCACGCCGTTGTCCCTCTGAGCCAACCCGGTGGAATCCCGAACACTCTGGTTCCTGAACCGTCTATTCGCTCTCGCCAACTGGTGATCCCTCTTCACTTCTGGTTTTGTGAAAACCCGGGTATGGCACTTCCGCTGGTGTCAATGCAGAACTCAGATGTCTTTATTAACGTGACGTACCGTCCACTGAACCAGCTGTACACTGTTATCGGTGTGGACCCACTGAATGCGGATACCTACGGCAAGCGTATCCGCCCGGACATAAACGACTATGCCATTGGTCGGTTCCTGAGTCCGCCTACGCTTAGTGGCACCCAGTCGAACACGGCGCTGACAACCTTCTTCCCTGACCCGTATTTGGAAGGCAACTTCATCTACCTGACTGAGATGGAGATGGCACAGCTGGCATCCGCTGATCAGACCTTCCTGGTCAAGACTGTTACCTACGTGAACAATCCAGGTCAATACGGTGGAAACTCGGACATTGAGATTCCCTTCTTTAACTTGGTAACTCGAATGGTTTGGTCTTCCCAGCGGTCGGATAAGATTCTGACGAATGATTGGGACAACTACACGAACTGGGACAATCCAAATCGTGCTCCGTTCACAACCAATGGAGTCGCCAACGATGTCTTTTCGAGTGTAACCAACTCCAGTGAGACGCAAACTTTCCTGTACTCGAGTGGACAGTTGCAGATTTCCTCTTCGTATCCTCGGGATCCAGTTACCCAAGGACAGCTCTTGCTTGACGGAAAGGAGCGCTTCTCTGTGAAGCCAACTTCGTACTTCTCGCTGTTGCAGATGTACAAGCACACGACGGGTGATGCTCCCCTTCTCCCCGGAGTGTACATGTACTCCTTTGCCCTGAACAATGACCTGTATCAGCCAAGTGGAGCCATCAACGGTAGTTTGTTCAACAAGGTTGTTCTCCGCCTAACTCTGCAACAGCCCCTGCCCACTGCTGCCGGGATTGCCGCCCAAGAAGTTGTGTGCGTCATAAAGTCAACGGTATTCTCGGCAAACCCTGTGATCGTCACGGCAGCCCAGCAGTTATTGACGGATCCAGTCACCGGGCTTCCCCTGTATCCTCCGGAGACCCTTGTGACGGTGGTTCGCAACACGAATGGAGAGAACATCATCTTTGCCTACACGTACAATCTGGCCTGCTACGTGGAATCCATCAACTTCTTGCGGATCACGTCTGGTCTTGCGAATTTCGTGTTTGCTAACTAACAATGGGTATCGTGATTAACCAGGCCACGTGGGGAGACGAGAGCGCCACCACCGACATCACACAAAGCATGCAAGAGAAGGCAAAACCGGGATATCTCGATTTGATTGCCGACAATACACTTGTGCCCGCAGTCGATCTCCTGACTGGCTCAAAGAATGTCACACTGACTGACTCAGAAAAGGCTGACATCAAGACACAGGCAACTGAAATCTGTGGGTCGGCTTCGGATGATAGGTGCATTGCATTTCAGACCAATCAGCTCGAGTCTTCGTCTCTTCAGGGAAAAGTGGCCGAGCAACAGTCCTCTGCGGGTATTGTGACGGGACGCCGGCTGACGCTGACGTACACGGACGACCAGACTGGACAGAAACGGACAGTGGCAATCCCCGATGGACAAAAAGTAAAGTTTGGAGAGGCGCCAGTCGTCTCAATGGCTAGCTTTACCCCGTCCAACACAATCGTTGGGTTTCTTAGTACGTTCTCTACGTTGGCCATGACCCTGCTCTACGTGTTTAGCATTGGCGCTACCTACCGTTTGTTGGTCATGGCGGGTCAGACAACGGTCGCGTATGTGCTGACGGCAATCTCTATTGTGATCCCGTATTCTGGACTGATCTTGACACCGATCGCACTGGGTATTTTCAAGTACATGGAGATCAAGGCGGCTGCAAAAGTTGTTCCTGTGTAAGAACAATGTTCCATCTTGAGTGGATTGCCGCCGGTGTTATTATCGGCATGTTGATTGCATGTATCTTGATTCCACCGACCCGAAAGCAAATCGCGGTGCCCACGCCGTATGATACAGATATCTTCCACACAGACACGGGATGTGTTCGTACCAATGCCATCGAGGTGCCGTGTGGCGCTGAAGCTGATTCTCTCAATCTTCTCGCAAGTAAGTAATGCTTGACATCACAAAAGGAATCGAACGCGCCAGTCCCTTTTTTTCGTTTGTGATTGGGTTGGGGATCTCCGTCCTGCTCTTTCATCGGAACTATGGCACTCAGCGGGTTCTGGGTGTTCCTCTGAAGGATGTAGAAGCAAAAACAGTCAAGGTAGATGGAAAATGTTACAAATATCGCGTGGAAGATGCAACGTGTGAAATCGTGTCTCCTTCATAAACAATGGACGACCAGACCTCGCTCGACGCCCTCTTACCCTCGCCCCAGCTTCCTCAGTCTATGCCGCCGATGGCCGGTGTCTCCGGTTCGGATCACATCCAGCGCACCCATATGGTGCCCTCTTTTAAGCCGTCGCTCCCAATGATGCGAATGATGTGGTCCAACTTGACACTGTATATTTCCTTCTTTCTTGCCACGGTAGTGCTCTCACTGTCCGCACCGCGTGACTTACTGTTGAGGTATGTCCCGAATGCATATACATCGGGTGGTGTAGTGTCGTGGCAAGGTGCTGGAGTGCTGGGAGGAGCAGCAGTTGTGGTGTCCCACTTACTGAATGTATTCCTGCTGAGTTTCCTGGGTTAAAATGGATATAGAGTGTGGGAGGAATATCACAGTAATGGTTGTTCCAATTCTCTCCGACTTCGATGTTGCTTGTATTCTGCGTGTAGCTGACAAGTCCGTTGACTGCCGGTTGTACGCTGCAAACGTACTGTACACTGAACTGATTGAAGTTGCTAAGGCTGTAAATTTGAAGTCCAGATTCCGGCATGACGTCTATCATGGACGGCGTACTCGTTTCATTCTCACTCAACTTCCCCCCTACCGTCAGGTTCAAGAGATGCTTCTTTCGACGGAGGACATTATAAATTCTGAGATGGTCTTGGCTCGACTCGAGAAAGGATGTGGCCAGTACGTACAAGCTTCCTACGAGGTAGAGAATGGCGGGCATATCAACGTGTATCTTGAGTTTGTTCTTCCGCGGAAATCCGTTTTAAACCCAGAAGACGATACGTCAGAGATCAATATCCCTACCGCCTCCGAGGAGCTTGAAGCACGACGCCTTGAGAAGGAGACCAGCTGGTAAAATGGATCTAGATTTGGCAACTAGACTTGACCACAGAATGGATTCCCTCATGAAGACACTCCTTGAACGCCTTGCAGAGTTGGAGATGCGCACAGCTAAGTTAGAAGCAGAGATCGAGCACCTGAAGTTTCTGCTTCGGCAGAAGAACGTCATTCGTGAACAGACAGCCCCAACGTCAACCTTGCAGGAGTATCGACTCCATCATGGTTAAACACTAGCCACCCGAAAGAAGTATGTTCCTCCGACCCGTGTATTTGCAACAACAACCTGCGTGGTTTTCTTCGCGAATCCTAGTCGGTGCCGGTGAGATGCTCACCCCAGCCTTTAAAAGAAAATACAACATTACTCACGTGATCAACTGCGCATTTCCAGACGATTCACCTTTTTGGTTTCGAAATGCGTATCGGGATAACTACCTGGGACTGAATGCGATCGATACAGTCAATGCAAATATTTTAGACTGGTATCCGGCGTTTGAAGAGAGATTGACGGCATTTTTGCGTGCACCTGGATCGGATATCGTTTTTGTTCATTGCCAGTGCGGTATCAATCGATCTGCCTTCTTGACTCTGACCTATGTTACAACACATTATGGACTTCCCTACGATCAAACATTTGCATCGTTGAAACGACAGCGTCCATGTATGTTTACAAATCCGGTCTTCAGGAAGCAAACTGAAGAGTTTGTAAATGGACGTCTTCAGGATTCGAAAGACGAGGGAGCTGGGAGGGAGCGGATCGTCGATGGGAACTCTGGACTCGGTTCATCGGGAGCAAGTGCAG